GTATTTTTACCGATTGATGAAGTGGCGGGAATATTTGGAATTACATCACAAACTGTTTATGGGTGGATTAAAAACAAAGGCTTGAAATGGTGTAAACTTTCAGCAAGGAAAACAAGAATTAGACCAAAAGATTTGTATGAATATTTCAGAGAGCAAAAAGACTTAAAAAGAACTAAAGAGCTTGATGACTATCTAAGACCAGATGCTATTCGGTCAGGGGTATTTGCTTATATTCTGAATGAGAGAAAAGAACAAGAGGAAAAAGAGTCTAAATATAATCCTGACTACAGAAGCAATCCTTTTAGGCAGTTTGAAAGTACACAAGCTAATTAAGAATAGTCTAATCAGGTGGAGTTGATTTATTGAAAAGTTGTTCATTGAAAAAAACAAATACAAGTGCTATAATCACAATAAGGTGCATGGGGAAACACCCATGAGACCTCATTCGATTGAGACAGTCTGTCCAAAATGCGGGGCAGTCAATGTTATTACAATCGAAAACAACAGAATAAGAGTAGAGCTTCAAAGAAAGCCATTTTAGAAAGCATTAAGCTTTTTAGGTGGCTTATTTTATTTTGTGAAAAGGTGATTATAAACAAATGGAAACAGAACGTATTGAATTTATAGCAAGTTTTCCAGATATACAAAGTGCAATCAATATAGGCGGGCAAGACAGAAACAGCAGAATTAAACTTGATATACCCGCAAGCGAACTTGCAGCAATTGTAAATTTACTGGCTTTACCTGAAAATAAAGCTTTTAAAGTTATTATAGAAGAATTACCGGAAAAGGAAGTTTGGTGATTAAATATGGCAGTTGATAAGGTTACAAAGGCAAAAAGAATATATGAAATTAGCCTTCTTTTGAGGCGGAAACCTGTATCTTATATCTTGGAATACATTAAACAGAACTATAAACTCGAAAGAGGACAAGCCTACAATTATATTAAAGCAGCAAGGGAGGAATGGAAAAAATATTTCGAAAAATTAAAAGGTGACGGAATCACTTACCATATTACCCAATTCAGAGACTTAAAAGACAAGGCATTAGATTTAAGCGATTATAAACTGGCTTTTGATATCGCAAAAGAAGAAGCTAAGTTAATGGGGATATACCCTGCTGAAAAACACAACCTTGATTTACCTGACGGAACAACAATTAACGTTAATCTATTTCAAGAAAAGGAAAAATGATAACAGTTAATATAAAGGATAAGCAGCTATTCAACAAAATATACATTCCCTACCTTACCGACAATACCAGGACTCAAATATTCTTTGGCGGATCAAGCAGCGGTAAATCGGTTTTTATTACCCAGAGATGCATAGTCGACATCATGAAGGGTGGCAGGAATTATTTAATCATACGTAACACTGCAAACACTCTCAGAACTTCAATCTATAATGAGCTGCTTAAAGTTATAAGTGACTGGAATCTGGAAAAGCTTTTCAACTGGCACAAGACGGATATGACCATTACATGTATTAACGGCTATCAAATACTTTTCAGGCTTAAAAGGGAGTCATAACCGACATATTAGTTGAAGAAGCAACCGAAACTAAAAAAGAAGCTATCAAGCAGTTGCAGAAAAGACTAAGAGGAAAAGCAGCAGCACCTAAAAGAATTACCCTTGTTTTCAATCCTATTATGAGAAACCACTGGATATATGACGAATACTTTAAGGGCAAATGGGTAGAGGGTGAAAGCAGATACAGGGATGACAAACTTGCAATCTTAAAGACAACACATCTTGACAATAGATACTTAGAACAGGATGACCGAGACGAACTGGAAAACGAAAAAGACCCATACTACTATCAGGTGTACACCAAGGGAGACTGGGGCGTACTGGGTGATTTAATCTTTACAAATTGGAAAGTAGAGGACTTGTCAAAAATAAAGAAGCAGTTCGGCAATTATTACAACGGCCTTGACTTTGGTTACAGTAATGATCCGACTGCAGCAGGAAGACAGGCCATAAAAGGAAAGCAGTTGTTTATACTTGATGAAATAATTTATGAAAAAGGACTAACCAACAATGTTATAGCTTCCAAATTAAAGCCGGTAATCAGCAAAGATATTATCAGGTGCGACAATGAGCCTAAATCAATTGCAGAATTAAGGGGATACGGTATAGAAGCCATAGCAGCTAAGAAAGGTCCAGGAAGCGTAAACTTCGGCATACAGTATTTAAGGCAGTTTGAAATTATAATAGACCGCAAGTGCCAGAATGCTATCAATGAATTCCAGTTATACCAGTGGAAAAAGGATAAGTATGGAGATGCAATTAATGAACCATTAGACAGGAATAATCATTTTATCGACCAGATAAGATATGCCCTAAACGACAGAATCTTTGAAGATTTAGAAGAGGAAGAAGGCTACACGGCTGCTGAACTGGGGATATTCTAAACTTATTGCAGAAACAATATTAGAGTGCTATAATTAGGAAAATTGAATATTGACAGAGCTCCAAGAGAGCCAGTAAATTAGAAGTTTTTATAGACTTCTGTTGCTGGCTCTTTTTTATTTATGGTATAGGTTTATGGAAGGGGACAGATGTTATGAAGATACAGGAGATACTGGATAAATATGGTGAAGACTTTAACAAGCTGACTGAAGTATTATGCAAGGATAAAAATGAAAGGGATATCGAGACTGCTGAAAAAGAATTTACAGGAGATCATGTAATACTTCAAAGACCAGTCAAAATGATAGGCAAGGGCGCAACAGCGAAAAAGATAGAGCAGTCTAAGTTGGTTATACAGTTCCAGAAAAAGATTGTCAATATGGCAGTGGCTTTCCTGTTCGGTGAGCCTGTTAATATGGTATTGAACAATGAAGAAACTTCATTCCAGGGTGCTTTTGATTTACTGCAGGATGTATGGAATAAGAATAAGCTGAAATTCTTCAACAAAAAATTAGCTAGACGGCTATTTGTAGAAACTAAAGTGGCTGAACTGTGGTATACGGTTTTTGATGCTGAAAACAATAAACATCTTAAAGTATCTCTACTGTCTAAGAAAAACGGAGACGATATCTATGCCCACTTCAACGAAAATGGAGACATGGACGCATTTACCCGCAGATATAAACTGGAAGATATCAGTGGTAAAACTTATGAGCATACAGATATTTACACAGCAGATAAAATCATCTACGGAGTTAAAAAGGATTCATGGGAGTTAACAGAAGAAAAAAATCTGTTTGAGAAGATACCGGTAATTTATTATGAGCAGGAAAGGCCAGAGTGGGCTGATGTACAGACTGAAATAGACAGGGCTGAAATGCTCATCTCCAAGTTTGCAGATACCAATGACTATTTTGGCTCTCCAATGCTAATGATTAAAGGCAAGGTTTTAAATGCACCTGACAAAGAAGAAGTCGGCAAGCTGTTGCAGTTTACAGGAGAGGTAGATCCGGCAACAGGCAAAAGGGATTATGGCGATGCAGACTATCTGACATGGGAACAAGCTCCTGAATCAGTAAAGCAGGAATATGATATCCTCAAAGACATTATCTATTCAATGACCGCTACACCTGATCTGTCACTCAGCAATGTTAAAGGACTGACTAAAACATCCGGAGAAGCTTTAAAGTTTTTATTCCTGGACTCCATTTTAAAAGCAAAAGACAAGGAGGAAATATTCGGTGAAGCCATAACAAGAAGAATCAACTTATTAAAAGCAATGCTGGCAATACACGATGTAAGCCAAAAAGAAAAATTCAAAGAGCTGGATATCTCAGTCAATTTCGGCATCGGCGGTATACTACCAGATGACAGCATAGAAAAGGTAAAGGCTTTATCAGTGGCAAGGGGCGGTGATTCGATAATGAGCCAGGAAGAAGCAGTTAGACAGAATCCGCTTGTAACTGATGCAGAAGAAGATATCAAGAGGCTTGAAACAGAAAAATCAAAATCAGAAATAAACAGTTTAGGAGAATCATTCGATGTGTAAGCAATTGGAACTTGGTATAGTGGGTTGCGGTATTGTAGGCGGCAGTCTTGCAGATATTTTAGAAGGTTTGGGATATGTGATAAAGCGGTATGACCCTGCTAAAAACTTCTATGACGATATATCAGCATGTGAGATTGTATTTATTTGTGTACCCACAAAAGAGGATATGCAGTTTAACGAATTAAGAGAAGCATTAGATTATACAGCCAGAAAAAACCAGAAAGGAATAATTGTAATCAGGTCAACAGTTATTCCAGGTATGACAGATAATTTCAGCATGGAATATGACAGGGAGATTGTATTCATGCCTGAGTTTTTAAGAGAGCGGACAGCATTAAAAGATGCAGCAAATCCAGATAAAGTTATTATCGGTACTGAAGACAGAAAAACATTTAAACTGCTCAAAAACTTATTTAAACAGTTTGCCAAAAAAAGCAGGTATTTCATGATGAAGCCAATTGAAGCTGAACTTCTGAAAGTTGCCTTGAATACCCTATATACAGTCAAGGTTATATTAGGCAACGAGCTTTATGATATATGCGGTAAATACAATGCAGACTACTATAAACTTTACAAAGCTTTCCAACATGACAGATATATTAAACCGATGCATCTTGATCCGTTGTTTGACGGCTACAGGGGGGCAGGGGGCAAATGCCTGAGAAAAGATATAGGCTTTCTGGTGCATGCAGCAACAGAAAAAGGAGTTTGCCCTGCAGTTATGATGGTGGCAGACAGTGAGAATAAAAATCTATTGGATAAAGGTAAATTAGGTGGAAATTGAAGATTATTTTGAACAAAAGCATATAAGGGAAATTATCAAATACAACCGCAGATTAGAGGCAATTCTAAACGAGGCATCAAAAGATTTGGCAAGAAGAATACTTGCTATTGAAATGAGATATCCTGAAACAGTCTATCAGGGTTCTTTCTACAGGATAAACAAGGCGCTGAAATCAAGAATAGATGAAATACTAAAACAGCTTCATAAGGATATTCTGGCTAATACAACAAAGGGAGTAGTTTCCAACTGGGATTTGGCAAACCTTAAAAATAATAAACTGGTGGGAAAATGGGCTGAAGGTGTACAGCTTAAAAAGGACAGTATACCTGTTAGTTTCTACCAGTTGAACGAGGCAGCGCTGGATGCTTTCTTGAAAAGAGTAGAAGCAGGTTTTACAATAAGTGAAAGGGTCTGGAATCTAGTTAGAGGGGCAAGAGACCAGATAGAATTATACTTATCAAGCGGAATTTCAACGGGTAAACCTGCAGCAGATATAGCAAGGGATATTAGAAAATACTTAAATGAGCCGGACAAACTGTTCAGAAGGGTAAGGCAGGATGGGAAGCTTGTACTGAGTAAGCAGGCAAGGGGTTATCATCCTGGATCAGGAGTTTACAGAAGTTCCTACAAGAATGCTTTAAGGCTGACAAAAAATGAAACAAATGTAGCGTACAGGTTAAGTGATTATCATAGAAGACAACAGCTTGATTTTGTTATTGGGGTTGAAGTACATTTATCTCCCGCTCATCCGGTACATGACCTTTGTGATTCTCTGAATGGGCGCTATCCGAAAGGATTTGTTTTTACAGGCTGGCATGTTGGCTGCATCTGCTACTCAACATCTATACTGCTCAATAAAAAAGATTCGTTAACTTACATGAAGACCGGAAAGGTTGCTAAGTCAAAGTATGTCAATAAGATACCGAAGAAGGCCGAAAACTGGATTGAACAAAATGCAGAGAAGATTCAAAACTATAAGAACAGGCCAACATGGGTAAAAGATAACCTGACCAATGATTTTAAAGTAAAGGAGAAAATATTTAAACCATGAATGAAGGGAATGAAGGGAATGAAGGGAAAAGATTTGAGAAGCTGAGAATCTTATCAAGTGATTATGATATAACCTACCACGATGAAGTAAGAGACGATTATGATAATTTACTGGACGGAAGGATTTCTGAAACCAAAAACGAAATTATGATATGCAACAAACAGAAGTACAATAGGCAGCTGCAGGTAATTCTGCATGAGGCTATGCACGGCATTAAATGGGAATTTGGGCTAAACGAAAAACCAAGCAATGATGATGAAACAATCAACATTCAGCTTACTACCGGTGTAGGCTGTTTCTTGAGGGATAATCCGGAATTTATCAGAGAGTATTTGAGGGTATTTGCAAAATGAAGAAACTGGCTTTTATATGTTTAGCAGGGGTTGATCAGTTTATTGACCAGATAATTGCAAAACTGGCTGATGATTACTTAGTGAGGAAATTCGTTGTTAGTACACAGCAGGAAATTTATAACGCTATAGACTGGGCTGATATTGTATGGCTTGAATGGGCCAATGAATCAGCTATTGTAGGTACAAACTATGAAGGCATTAAAGATAAGAAGCAGGTTATAACAAGACTTCACAGTTACGAAATATTTACAAATATGCCAAAGCAGATAAACTGGGCTAATGTTGATAAGCTTATTTTTGTAAGTCCGCATGTAAAAGAAGTGTTATATGAACTTGCACCTGAGATAAAAGGCAAGGTAGCTGACTGCTTAATCTATAACGGACTGGATATGCCTGATATTCCATTTAATGAACATGCTCACGGCTTTAATGTTGCATGGGCTGGATTTATAAATTATAAAAAGAATCCGCAGATGATGTTGCAGATTATGGATAAGCTGGTAAAAAGGGATAAGCGATACTTGCTACATATTGCAGGCAAATATCAGGACTTGCGGTATAAGGTTTATCTGGAATATCTGATTAAGGAAATGGGTTTACAGGATAATATAATCTTTTACGGCTGGATAAATGACATGGACAGCTTCTGGAAGGATAAGAACTATTTATTGCATACATCGTTATTTGAAGCTCATAGTTATTCAATAGTTGAAGCTATGGCAAGGGGTATTAAACCAATTGTACACAACTTCAGGGGCTCAGGGGAATTATACGCTGCTGATATGCGGTTTAACACGATTGATGAGGCAGTACAGATGATAACTGCTGGTTATTATAATTCACAGTTTTACAGAGATTGGGTAATTAACAGAGGGTGGACACTGGAGAAGCAGGTTAAACAGATTAAAGAAGTTTTGGAAGGGAGACTATGAAAACAGCTGATGTCAAAGATTACTATGACAATTTTCTAAACCATTTAAAGCATGACCATTCAAGAGGGAATCCGAGACATGCCAAAATAAAGCAGGACTTGTCTAAAGTTGTAAGGCAGGGCATGAAGGTTTTG